CTAGCAAGTTTGTCTGATTTTGACTTTCTAGCCATTATTTTCCTTTAAGTTGTTTTCTTGAACGAACACGATAACCTTTGCTTACCGCAGCCATATTAGATTTTTTAATTGGGCTTGAATAAATATCTTGAAGTTTAAAAGAAACGGAATTCTGTCTTTCTTTAGACATAAGTTTTTGTTGCTTTTGTTTGTTTTTAATAACCGTCTTGGTTCCCTTGGTGTTTGTTAGTTTTTTGTTATTTAACTTTTGAACAACACCTTTTGCTTCTTTATTTTTATAAGAAGTCATTTGCTTAACAACAAGTTTATCTGCAGTTGCTTTATTCTTTACAGATTTACCAAGAGTAGAAGCAGCCTTAGATGAACCTTCATAAAATTCCTTTTCAGCACGCTGTACTTGTTTCTTGGCAACTTTACGCAAAACAGTTTTAGCAATAGGAATTACAATATCATCAACAATGCCAGTAGGTTGCAACTGGATAGCAGGTTTCTTTCTAGCAGCCATATTATCTCCTTTAAAAATCTGGTTGTTGTTTTGGTTTTAAGTGTTTAATTTTATTAGATTTGTCTAACTTTCTAGAACCAGACCTAACAAGACCTCTGTTTACTTCTTTTATAATCTTTTTTTCACCCTTATTAGAAGTAACTTTAATTTCTTTTTTAACTTTTCCAGTTTTTGTAGAAACAATCAAAGCATCCTTTGACTTTGGTTTAACTAACTTTTTAGTAGAAGGATTAACCTTTTTGACGGATGACCTAGGAACTCTAACGATATAAATAGAACCATCACCTTTGGCGTATCTTGAAGCAGTGATTGCATTTAAAGCAGAACCTTTGCCTTTAGGATTCATACCCCAAACAACCTTAACACCATAATCATCTTTTTGACTAATGTTTGGTTTAATCTTTTTTAAACCAGAAGTTGGAGAACCGTGAATAATGTTTTTACCAAAAACATAAGAATTGCGTGGATTTGCTTTTGCTGATTTTGCTACTGCTTTTTTAGTAGCCTTTTTTGCTGCTTTAGAAGCAGCCTTTACTCCAGCCTTAATAGCATCATCAATTATACCTTGATTATGTAACTGTACAGCGGGCTTTTTTCTGGCAGCCATACTACTTCTTCTTCACTTTTGGTCCACCCTTGATGTTCTTGGTGGCTTTACGAATATCTCGTGCCTCTTCCTTCAATGCTCGTTGAAACGAAGCCTCATCAGGAAAGAAAGCCCTAGCCTTAAACATTTTGCTGTCACGAATAGCAGTATAAGCCTCAGCCCGTGCTGCCGTTTTCTTCGGCACACGGGAATTAATATCAGCAATTCTGACTTGAGCAGCAGCAGTTTTATTTCCAGCCTTAGCAGTACGCTTCGTAGGATTCTTAGTTTTAATCTTTGGTTTTACACGGACAATTTTGCCGTCAACCTTAAGTGGCTTACCATCAGGTCCAGTTTTAATACCAACCTGCTTAGCAAAACCCTTTTTAACTCCAACAACCTTTTTGCCTTGTGTAATTTCAGACTTAGCCTTAGATTTTGCTGCAGCAGCAGTTCTAGTAGCAAGCCGTACTTCAGCATGAACAGCATCCTGTACAGTACGGCGTACCGCATGAACAACTTTTTTTCCAGATGCCTTGAAGATGTCGTCAATGATACCTTGGGAATGTAGTCCTGTGATTGCGCTTTTACGAATAGGCATTATACGATGTTATTTCTACTTTGAATTTTACTAAGTTTTCTAGAAATTGTTTTATTTTTTCTAGCGACAGTTTCAGCCTTAGAAACAACCTTTTTGGCTTTAGACTTTGCTCCAGCCTTGGTTGGCTTTTTAATAACGCCAGCCCTTAAAAGTGCCCTATCAAGTTCTTTGTAATTTTTAGAAAAATTCTGATTATCTCCAACAACTTCCTTCTTTACCTTAATTGGCTTATAAGAAGCACCAATACCATGCTGTGTCTTTTTATATGAAGACCGTGGAACTTTTCCTACATAAGTAGAACCAGTTCCACGCATGTATTCTTGAGTTACTTGTAAAATACTTCCTCTTTTTGAAAAATCCTTTGGGTCCCAAAAAAACGCTACAGTTTCATCGGGTAAAGCAGCAGAACCTTTATGTGGCGTAATCTTCTTTAAACCACGAGTTGGCGAACCATGGACAACAGTACGACCCAAAACATACGAGTTCCTAGGGTTAGCCTTAGATGCAGCCTTCTTGGTTGTCTTAGCCACAACTTTCTTAGCAGCCTTGGTTTTTGCTGCAGCAGAAACTTTCTTGGCAGCAGCCTTAGTTGCTGTTTGTTTTGCTTTTTTGGCAGCAGCCTTGGCTGCAGCCTTTACAGCATCATCAATTATTCCTTGTGGTTTCTTTGGAGGCATTACTTCCCCTTATAATAATGTGATGCACGGCGACCAATATCCATAATCTCCGAACCACCAATAGAACCAGTTGGGCTTTTCTTCAATGCTCTTTCCAGCATTCTTTCATAAGCCTCTTCCTGTGCTTTCTTCTTTGCTGCTGCAGTAGCATTTTTTGCAGCAACTTGCTTAGCAGCCTTTGACTTTGCAGCCGAAGCCGACTGCCTCATAGCCTTCTTTGCTGCTGCCTTTGCCAACTGGCGTGCAATATCACCAATACCTTGGGAATGCAATCCAGTAATTGCTGGTCCTCGCTTCTTAGCCATTACTTGCCCCGTCCAAAAGATGCATCCTTGGGGTTAAGCCAACGAACAATAGGAGGAAGAAACGCTGCTACAAAAGCAGACCAAATCATGCGTGGAGAAGTTTCACCAGCAATAACAACAGTCAACACTGTTGCGCTTGCGCTACGCACATACGAGGCAAAAGCAGCCTTTTGCTCTGGTTTAATATTGAACTTAGCCATTATGACCATCCTTAATATGCTCATCTAATTTATCTGATACTTTATCAATTTTTACAACAACATGTTCCAGTAGACTTCTAGATTCTGCGTGTTGGCTGGTATTTTCCCTGCGGAGAAGTTGCAACAACACCACAACTGGACCACCAATAATGGCAACCACAATAGGGACCAGCCAATTCATTAGAAACCATAATCCTTTGCAGGAACAGCGTTAATACCTTTTGCTGCTGCGTCTGCAACAATATGTTGCTGACGCTCACGAATAGTGGGACCATGGAAATTTTCCTTGCCGTAACGGAAACCAAGGTCAATAGTCTTCACATGGCATCCAAAACAGATGTCGCCACGGCGTGGACGAACTTCGGCGGTCTTTTCACGACCACACTTAGTGCATTCAAAACGATAAACTTCCATATTAATACTAATCTTGTTCTTTAAAGAGGATTTTGAGTCGTGGAACGAACATTATGCGCACCAATCGGTATTTTACCCTCTCCAACATCACTAAATAAGTGCTGTTCCCACCACAAAAGACTATTTTTAGGTACATTAACATCGCCACGGTACTCTGGAAGCCAAACATACTTCAACATTTGGTTCGTAATAGCCAAACTCATCGTTCTGTCGTCATGAGGAGAACCAGCCATCTTACCGTTGTCCTTGCGAACAAATGTACGCAACTCCCCAATGGTCTTATAGCAGTAAATAATAATATCCTCATTACGGATAGCAGCCACAAGTTCGTCAATAGCCAACGGCTTTGACGAAGCAGTAGTACGCCAACCAAGAGTCTCAGTCGCCTGAGGCGACCTAATGGTTAGTTTGCGCTGTCTATATAGGTTTTTGTATCCAGTTCGCTGTGCAGCCTTTAGAGTAGTCAATCCGTGGTTGTTGGACTCAACCCCGACCAACGCTTGGTTATACCACCAACCAAGGTCGGCAAGTAACTCACCAAAAAGGTCAGGTTCAATATGCCCATGCCAATGAGCAACCACTTCACCTGTAGAGGCATTGACAATGTGGGCAGAACTATAGTCGCCATGAACCAAACCTTCCGCCACATCCGCCCCAATCACATATACACATTCTGGACGGGGAAAGTCCCAAACTGTTAACGGACCATCTTCAGCATCACGAAACTCATAGTTCTTGTCCGAATACACATGAAGATACCCTTCTTCAGGGTCAATCATCTCAAACGAATCCAACAGGTCAATGTCAAACACGGGGTTACCTGATTTAACAAACGCTTCTTCAGGTGACCGTGGGTATTCTTGATGCAACTGCCATGACGACATATTTTTGGCTTTGACTTCATACCAGTCTTCGTCACGGTCACCAGCAGACCACGGAAAGAAAATACCTTCAAACTGGTTGGTTCCTGTTTGGGAACCAACCCACAGTTGATGAAAGAAGTTACCAGAACCATTAGCGGTGGACAAGCCAATGACTCGCCCGCCGACATCGGCAATAGGTTCAATAGAAGCCCACGCTTCCTCAGGGTTCGGCAAAAACCCCCATTCGTCCACAATAACCAAATATACCGACTCACCACGAGCAGGGTCAGAACCAGACGGCAACGACTCAATAGCAGACTCGTTATTAAACATCATCTTCTGCTGATGGTCAGTGGTTTGTGTAGGTCCACGCTCTTTCATCCACTGAGGAATAAAACGATAACCATACTTAGACTTAGCAAGCAACTTCACAGATTCACGCTCAGTTCTAGACAACATAACAACAAAACGGTCAGGCTGGAAATACACCAGCCAAAAAGCATATGCAGCAGCCAGAGTGGAGAAACCAATCTGGCGTGCCTTCAAAACTACGCTATAGCGTGCTGACATCCATGTGCGCATGGTTTCAACCTGTGCTTCACGCATTTCAAAAAGAATGCGTCCACGCTCAGGATGTTTAATGTACCAGTAGTTTTCACAGAAATAAATAAACGCTTCTAGTTGTTCTTCTAGGTCTGCGTTTTCTGGTCCACGGCATAAACGCCATTCACGCTCATTAATTAATTGTTGGAGGTCCATTTACAAACTCGGGGGGTGTAGCATTGACAATTTCTGGATGTGCAAGTTTCCATACATCAAGAATTGCTTGTGTATCTTCAGTAAAAGGTTCTGATTCTATTTTTTCTGCAATATAAAGATAAGCACCAAACTCATCATCATTCGCAAGACGAGTAATTGAACCTTCTGCAACCCAATTACGGGGAGGAAAAGACATTATACGCTCCTAAAATAAAAACGAACAGTTGAATAAGGGCTAGCAACACCGTTACCAAGATGGCAAAGAATTGATGCTTGTGTTGGACCTTGTACGCCTGACCACCAACCGAGTGCTATGGCGTATACATAAACAATGTCGTTTACCCCGCCATACGGAACAATGGATACAATGTCTGAGAATGATTTTCCTGCAGGAATAGTTACCAGATACCAGTTATATGTTGTTCCAGTATAAATTGATAAGTCAGCATATGTAACGCCAGTAAAACCACTTAGTTTTGCGTGCGTAACAGTTCCATCAGCAGGAACATTATTAGACCACTGAGTATTATAGTTAGTGCCATTAACTTTAGTTAATACTTGACCAGCAGTACCACCTGCTGCTACACCAGCACCCGTAGCACCAGTTGCACCCGTTGCTCCTGTAGGTCCAGTCGGTCCAGCAGGTCCCGTAGGACCAGTTGGACCAGTATCGCCCGTATCACCTTTTGGACCAGTGGCACCCGTTGCGCCTGTTGCGCCAGTAGCACCAGTAGCCCCCGCAGGACCCATAGGACCTACATCGCCTTGAATACCTTGAGGACCCTGAGGACCAGTCGCTCCCGTAGCACCAGCAGGACCAGTTGCACCTGTAGCACCTGTGTCTCCAGTATCTCCCTTAATACCTTGGATACCTTGTGGTCCTTGTGGACCCGTAGCACCTTGGGGTCCTGTGTCGCCAGTGTCTCCCTTTGGACCCTGTGGACCTGTTGCGCCAGTTGGTCCAGCAGGACCTGTAGCCCCCGTAGGACCTGTTGCCCCTGTATCACCAGTATCACCCTTAATGCCTTGGGGACCTTGAGGTCCAGTGGTTCCTGTAGCACCAGTTAAACCCTGAATACCCTGCGGACCTGTCGGACCAGTAGGACCAGTGTTCCCTGTATCACCTTTGGGACCAGTGCTGCCAGTGGGACCTGCTGGTCCAGTTAATCCAATGGGACCTTGGGAACCCTGAGGTCCAGTCAAGCCCTGAGGACCTTGCGGTCCCACATTGGCAGCAGCAACTACAGTAACGCTACCACTGGTCACAACACCACCAGTGAGGGTGCTAACCGACACGGCAATATCGGTGAGCGTCACATTAAGTTGCGATTGTTCAGTTGCACCCAACTGAACAGAAATATCACGAATAGCCATCAGCGAGTCACATCAGCAAGAATTGTACACTTTCCAGCAACAATAGTAGTAATAACACCCGAATCATTTCGCTGCAAATCCCAATAGGCTGTGCCAGCATTAAGCGTAGCACTAGTAGCAGCAGAAAGAGTCAAAGTAACAGTACCAGCAGCAGCGTTAGTGACAACACAGGTAAAAGCAGCAGCCACGCTAGAATCATCACGATTATAGCGAATCTGCGAAGTAAACACATCACCAGTCAAATCAACTGGAGTACCAGTTGAACCAGTAACAGTAATGTTAAACACCTCAGTGTCGCCACGCATAATTTTAATATCTTGCTTTGCAGGAACCATATAAATACCTAGTTTGTTCTAATCGTAATCTCGCATACGGCGAACCTTTGGTTCAGGTTCCGTATAAAAACATTCAGGACAGCCAAATTCAAAAATAGGCGGATACTCACATCCGCATACCTTACACTCCTCTAGTTCAGGAGTCTGACTCACGAGATTCCAGCCGAGCCGACTTCTCCGCACCAGCAACACTAGCAATCAAATCCTCTAAGTCACTGTCAGAAATTTCTGCCAGCGACTGAGTGTGGGTAATATTCACCTGTTGAGGAGCCAACCTATTTGTAGCCTGCAAGTACAACTGAGCAGCCTTGTTGTCTCCACCTAAGGCTCGCTGGTAAATCTCATCCAGCAACTTCTGGGTACGCTCAGGAGAACCCTGAAGTTCCTCCACACGCTTCTGCCACTCAGCCTTAAAGTGAGGCTTTTTCTGCCAACGGCGCAAAGTAGTAGTATCAATATTTTCCGCCTTCGCATAGGCTTCCTGCGTTGCAGGCTGCCTGTGTGGGGCTGGTACTAGTAGCCAGTTGAGGTATTTTTCTTGTCGTTCATCTAGGATGTTGTCCATGCTATTGGGTGAAATGTTCTAGACGGTTGGTTTAGAACAGTGGGGGGGATTATAGGGGGGGTTAAGGAAACCCCCCGATGGTTACGATAACGCTAGTGATAGTAACCATCGGACTGGTACTAGAATAGGCTAATGTGCTGCCCAAATAGTGGGGCAGCATTATTGACAGGTTGGCACGGACAAAATGAGAGCATTGTATAGAATTGCTGTTGGGCTGGTAGTCGGGTCCTGTGTCGGGGCGGCGGTTGTCTCCGCCTTCCTGTATAGTGTGTTAAAGTCGTTGAAGCAATTCAAGGCTATGCCTCTAGACTAAATGTATAGTAGGTTTATTATGGACAACATGATGCAGTTTGTAAACAACCTAGAGGACTGGACCGAGATTCGGGTTACTTGGCGTGACGCTCATGCACCCCATTCGGGGTGGCATGAGGTTGACGAGTACGAACCAGAGGATGCGACAGCCGTCACTCTGGGACGGTTCTGGCGCAACTGCCAGCCACACTATCTGACACTGGCAGGTACAATCTTTAAACCAGAAGATGGTACAATTAAAACCGTAGGAGATATCAACCATATTCCACTCGCTTGGATTATAGATATAGAATTGGTAGGCAAGGACAACCATGGCATCAATTAAACGAGGCGCAGAAACATTCGCAGGATACAACAAACCAAAACGAACTCCGTCACACCCAACTAAGTCCCATGCTGTACTTGCCAAAGAAGGGTCCACAACCAAACTCATCAGATTCGGACAACAAGGCGTATCAGGGTCACCCAAAAAGACAGGTGAATCAGAAGCATACCGTAAACGCCGAGAATCGTTCCAAGCCCGTCATGCCTCAAATATTGCCAAAGGCAAACTGAGCGCAGCATACTGGGCAAACAAAGTAAAATGGTAGCCCACAAGGGTATCAAACCTTTATAGTATATAGCCCAAATAGGGACCCAAAGAAAAGACCCCCCACGGGGTCTTTTTTTATTGCCCCGTATCCCCAGATTACCAAAAATAACGCATCGGCTCTAGGTAATATGATTCCTTAGCACATGCGCCCCCGTACCCCCCCATGCCCCCCATGCGCATGCGAGGCAATGAAACGATAGTCAAATGCAATAAGGTAAATATGACCATAAACCGCCAAAACATTATAGCCGCTATCGTAGCCAACGCGGGCGTGTGGGCGGGTGCGAACCGCATGCGGGCGAGGGTGCAGCGTATGTGGGCGAGTGTGTACATGCACGCATGCGAAGTCAACCCCTTCGGGGTTGTTTGGGCAATTTTGGGAATGACTTGACATTCGGTTTGGAATCTGATTCAGTGATGGTCGGCAAGTCGCTTTTCGGAGTGACTTGAGCCACGGTCACAGGATGAGCCGTGGTGGTAGCCGTTGCAGTGGTGGGATGCCCTGCTAGCGGAGCCAGCATACCTAGCGATGGGGCGTAGTTGCCTGCTGAGGG